CCCCGCCGCAAAGACGCGGAACACCGTGAAATGATGCTTGAGGCCATGCGCGGCCTTGGCTTCGAGGCTGTCTGCGAGACATTCGCCGGTCACATTCTCGGACGCCCTGACGCCACGGCAGAACAGAAGCACGACGCAATTCAGCGCATGGCCCGTGAGGCATGGCGCGACATTGAACCGAGATAACCCGCCCGATCCCCCAGACGGGCCGGGTTCCCCGCCGCCGGATACCGAGAAACGAAGGCGGCGGGATCAACATAGGAGAGAGATGATGAAACGCAAAGGTGATGAATACGGGCAAAGCACATACAGACCATCATGGCACGTCCTGTTCCTAGCAATGCTCGTTTGGGCTGTTGTGGTCGCAGGAACTGTTGCTTTTGCAGAGGAGGGGCAAGCAGGTTTCAATCGTGTTGAACAACAGACACATGATTCTCAGGGACGGTATATCCTACGTGGTGATAGGGACGCGCGACCTTCTCCTCATCATTCTGGTGGTGGTATTACTACACATGCTGCCCGGTACTTCTTGTCTATTGCAGACCGTGGACCATTTCGCATTGAGGGGACTTGGTTCTCCTCTGGCACTATGGTCTTGGCATTGGTTTCTGGACCTGATGCTGTAGAAGGTTCTTGTTTGGGTGAAGTGGAAATGAACTTCCATGAGGCCATCCCACTGTCAGGGGATAACTCTAACTTAAACCAAAACCGGGGTTACTCTGGAGTTTTTACAAGGGAACTCCGGGATTGGTATCACACTATGCGTAATGTGGGTGGTATGAGCTACCTGAACCCTATGTCACTAAGTCAAGATGAACTTGGCCTTATGGGCTACCCTGTTTGTGAGGAAGAGTGATGACCAAGCTTGGCCTAATGCTCAAAGCTTATGAGCAAAAGCATGATCTGTCTGGTCGTAAGCTGGCCGAAGAAATAGGCATTAACAAAAGCACCTTCTGCCGGATCAAGCAGGGGAAAATGCCAGACGCTCACACGCTGACAACGCTGCTTGTCTGGATGCTCAAAGAAGGGCGAGACCAATGACTGACAAAACCTACGAAACCGAAAGCCTGCACACTCACGAGAGCCTCAACCGTGATGCGGGGTTTTTGGGCGGCGACGGGGCAGCACCAACCGGATCGAACGCCGACGAGTGGGCGCTGTTTCTCAGCGAATGGGGGACCGCCTATTGCGCCGTGCGGATTGCCGAGGCCCTCGAAGCAGCTGAACAGCGGGGCTATGCGCGGGGGATCGAGGCGGCGGTGAAAAAGGTTCAGGAATTAGCGGCAGCCATTCAGGGCGACGCAGATGCTGTAATGCAAAAACATCCGCAGATCGGTGAAGATCGTGCTGAATATGCTGACGATTTGCGAGACCTTATCAAAGAACTCCGCGCCCTCGCAGAACTGAAAGGAGAAAACCAATGACCTACCCTAATCCAGCAAACAGGTTGTTTGTGCACTGGCACGACAGCCGCATCACTGGTAAAGAAGCAATGACGCGCTACCCTGATCCGAAATTTTTCATGCGCGCTCGACCGTCCATGACGCTCGATGAATGCCGCGAGTATTTACAACGAAACGCCGATGAGGCCGCGCGCGTGGTGGACATGCTGAGGGGCAATGCGTCCTTCAAACAGAAGCCACCAATCCTGCACGTCTGCAACAAGCTGCACGACTTTCGCATCAGCATCGACATGCACGGCGGCGAGCAAGGCAAACCTTATCTGTGGGAGGAATGATGCCTGATTATGACCCCGTATTTTCCGCGCTGTTAGACCGCTCGCACCTGCCGCCCGACACGTGCCTCGACCGTTACCGCAAAGCCGAACTGCAAAAGATTGCAGAGACGTGGCTTGATCTGGCAAAGGCGAACCTCGCGGACACCGAGTATGCGCTGTCACAAGACCTAAGAATTAGCGACCTGAAAGCCATCATTCGGAGACTGAGCCGTGCGGCCAGTCGTTTGTAAAAAGCCCCCCGAGCGCGGCTTGTCACGTCGGGTAGCGTCACGAGTTTTGCACTGTGAACGTCAGGCCCGCGCTCGACCCACAAAAAACCCCGCTCACCGGGGCAGAGGCAAGCGGGGCAGGGGACACGCGGGAACGCCGCGCACAGGATTATATGGGCAGATGACCCGCGCCCACTACCGGGATCAGGTCAGTCTTGGCAAACAGCTTCCACGCTTTGCAACGGTAGCGGGAACCCTTGCCGGATCAGGTCAGACACCACGGCAAACTCTATGGCCCGCTCGTGTTCCCGGCATTCTTCCAGCGTGACGGGCGCGGTGCGTTCAAACGGGACGCACTGTTCTGCATCCCCTGCCATGTAGCACACGGTTATGATGATGGTTATCATTTGTCCGCCTCCAATGCTGCCTCATACTCCATCAGGATCGCGTCGATTGCAACAATCCGCCCGTTTGCGCATTCGACCGCTTCAACGTGATCGGTCAGGATCAGCGCCACGTCGCGCAAGCTGTCATATGCCCGCGCCTCGACCGTGCAAGGCTGGCGCAACTCAGTCGGGACGCGCGGCCCCACCAGTTCCGTCTGTGCCGAACAGCCGGTCAAGATAAGCGCGCAGAAAGTCAGGCAAGTCTTGGTCATCGCCACCCTCCAAGAGTGTTTCGCGCAGGTTGTCATACTCAGCTGCCCGCGCCGCGTTCGCTTCATTCTCAGCCGCCAGGATGATCGCCGCCGCCCGTTCGGCTTCCAGCGTCCGTTCCAGTGCGTCAGCGGCCCGCTCAGCGGCGATAGCGCGTTCTGTGGCCCGTTCCGCCTTCTTGCCCTGATAGCCGCCCCACGCGCCCGCTCCTGCGGCCACTAGAGCCAAGACGCCCGCAACCTTCCAGCCAATGCCGAACATCACCACCCACCTTGCCGCAGAGCCGCGTCATACTCACGCGCATACATCGCATATTTTGCAGCCGCGAAGGTGCCGTTGATGATCCGCCGCGCGTTCACATAGTCGGGCGGAACACTGTCCAGATAGTCCGACGCCTTCTTGCCGGTGTATAGGCCATCCCGAACGCCGACGATCAGCGCCTTGGCCGCGATTGGCAGTTCCAGCGCCCGCAGCGGTTCCGCCACCAGATCGACGCCGATCAGATCCCCGAACCGCCGAAAGTTGTCTTTGCCGGTCAATTGCACCAGCCCATGCCCTCGATAGGTCCAACCGTCATTCGGCCCGTCATTGCCGAGCATTCCGCCGTAAACCGTATTGGCCAGCAAGCGCGGATTGCCCGCCAGTTCCTGCGGCGTCCGGCCCTTCAAACGCCGCGCGCTGAAAACCTGCGGAATGCGTCCCGCCGAATAGTTCATGTTTTCTTGGATCGGCTCAAAGCTAGACCCGGTTTCGCCGTGCGCTGTCGCCAGGCAATAGGCCATGTGCGCCAGCGGCAGGCCGCGCCCTTCGTCAAGGATCGCCTCGATCCCGTCCACCTGCGCTTGATTGATCCGCCCGCCAAACAGGCTGTTGCGGATTGCCGCGAAAAACGCCGTGCGGTTCATTTCTCTCGCTCCTTTTTCAGACCTGAGCATAGCTTGACAAGGCACCAGCGCCGTTGCGGATACCAAGGCATTTCGATGCCGCGCCAGTGCGCTTGTTCGTCAGCAGATAGCTGCAACCGTAACGCCCGAAGGTGCAACACCCCGGCCACGCCCGCGCCGCCCTTGACGATTAGGTCGATCCAATCACCCGCCGCGCGAAGTTGCGTCACGCTCATGATGCCCAGAAACTCAACCGCCCACTGACCCCACACCTGCCAATAGGCGGTATTTGTCACAGCGGCTAGGAAGCCAAGGAAAATGGCCATGCCTAGCGTTCCGTGTGCCGTGCGCCACCAATCACGCGATGGGCGATAGGCCAGCATCACAAGCGCGCCCATTACCAGCAGAAAAGACCCGCTCAGAAAAGATACCCAATCACCGATCATCCTTAACCACCGTCTTTTTCACAGTCTCGCGCAGCAGCCGCTCGCGCAGGTCGCGCAATTCCTGTTTTAGATCGTCGGTCGTGCGCTCCGCATCGCCCACCGGATCGGCCTTTGGTTTGCGATTAAACGGCCACATCATTGACCACCTCCCCGCGTCAGGCTCCGCACTGTTTCGATGGTGGACATAAGTTCCCGCGAATGTTCCTGTTCCCGCGTGATCCGCGCATCGTAGCTGGCCAGCAGCGCCTTGCTGAGACGCCACACGGCGAACCCCATGGCCGCGATGACCACCGCCGACAACCCGCCGCCCATTTGGTCTATTAGCTGGTTCCAATCCATCAGCGTTGCCCCCGAAGAACAGATACGCCATCCAGTGCCTTAACCCGTTGCTCCAAGGCGGCAACTCGTTCGTTTGTATGCTCATGCTTTTGAACCATCGTATCAAGAAGGGCCATCGTCTCAGGCACCGGCAGACCGCCCGCGCGCCACACCATCAGACACGCACCGATAAATAGCCCTACCGGGAAAGCCACCAGCGCCACGGCCCAGAGGATTTGCGTCAATTCAAACATTTCCGCGCCTCCAAAGCCGCCTTAACGTTTCGCCATGATAGCACGACCATCGGACAAACGAAAATCGGCGTGGTCAATGAATACACGAAAATCATCTGCATCGTGTCGGCCCAAAGCCCTGCGATGCCAAACGCAAACACGGTCATCGCCACAGTCACCCACCCGACGAAACGCAAGACAGCGCGCAAGGCTTCTGGCCATGACCGTTGATAGACGCCAAGCAACACAAGGAACGCGCCCACGCAGGGCGGTCCTACCCATTGCTCCGCACGTAGCGCCATGATCACCGGGCCGAATGCGTCGTCAACCGGCGGGCTGTCCAAAACCACCGCCGCAAGCCACATGAGCGTCAGAGGCACGAAATGCACCAAGGCAAGCAGCGCCTGTTCCCCCGCCCGGTCAACCATCAACCCGCCTCAGATAAACGCCCAAGAGCCACGCCGCCATGACCCCGAATTGCGTTGCAGTCACATACCACGGCACGAACGGAACCATCGCAGCCCCGACCGATCCTGTCATGAGAAAGCACCAGTCTTCCACGCAATCCCAATCCTGTCCGCCAAAGACGCGCCATTGCAACGTTTCCCACACGGCATAGGCCAGCCCGATAAACGGCAAAGCACCTGCCCCGAAATACCATGCCGCCAGCATTCCCAAACCGGTATGCCCGCCCTGGTTCCGGGTTGCCGCGACCGGCTGGCCTTCAAAGCTGGACGGGGTGCGGAGAAGGTCGAGCAGCATCATTTTACTCGTCATCCTCCACAATGCGCTTGACGTGCCGCACTTTGGTCACGGTCTTTTTCTCAAACACGACGCCGGGTGCCTTGATCCCGCGCCGGTTTACGATTGTGCCGCGAACGGGAACAAGTTCCTCAACATCTTCCTCAATCCGGTCAAAAACAACGTGCCTAGCCACTGATATACTCCCTTCTGCGGATCATTCGGATTGTTCCAGCGTCGAAACTGCCAAGATCAAAGGAAAACCTAGCGGCAGAAACGGTCTGCTTTGCTGCGGTTGATATGGTCGCGTCAACGCCGGATGTAAGCGTTAGAGTAACCCCGATTATTGTATGACCCTTAGCAATCCACTTGGTGCTGTGCATCCAACGCGCGACCCTTGGCAATTGAACCTGCAACGTTCCGAAAATTAGTTCCGTGTTTGACGTAAGGCCAGACATGATGGGAATTGCAGAAGAATAAGCGGCAGTCGTGTCGCGGTAGAGTGAAATATTCAGGGCAGTTGCCGACGCATTGCTTGACGATACGCCATCAAAAATGAAGGCATATTCATAGCCATCTTCAAATGTCGGACTGGTAATCGTCGAAACTGTGCCATCATCCGAAAAATCGTAAACATCACCGACTTCCGTGCTGTCAGTATCACTCTTGTCGAATGGGTGCCATCCCGCCGAGAGCACCGGCGCGCCGGTTGCGCCTTCCGCTGCCGCCCGCACGTTGTCACGCAAGCCGGTCATGAGCGGCTGCGTCACCGGGCTGTCCTGGTCAACGTCACCGTTTGCGATTTCTAGCCATGTCGTCACGATACTTTCCCCGCATCTTGCCCGTCGCTCAAAAGGCCGTTTGCATCACCAATATAGCAGTTTTTGAACGGCGCGCTATCATATCCCGGATAGTCTGCTGTTCCGCCTGCCATAATGTAATGAATTCGACCGTAAAGCGTCGTATCCTCTGCCACATATTCGATGACCTCACCCGGCACCTTTTCTTCTGCGCTGGTGATAGTCCAGTTTCTGATATTCCGATCACCGTATTGATCAACGTCTAGATAGTGATCGATCTTGACCGTCTCGCCAATCCAATAGGTGCGGTCCTTGGCGTCCATGGAAAAGCGGCATTGAAACGGCACATCGACATATCGCGTGATGATCTTTGACGCGGTGTTCTGCGCCAGAGCGTCCGTTGCCAACCACCGCCCAAACATCTTGCGAATAGACTTTTCGCCGTAAAGCTCTTCCGTTTCGCTTTCCAGATCTGCAATGACATACAGACTTTTATAGGCGGTGCCGTCATCGTCTGATTTCGTGAAGTCTTGCCGGTTATAATACACCCAAATTTGCGAAACACGTTCTCGCGGCTTTTCGGTGATCTTCATTTGACCGGCAAGAATATTGTCGCTGTCGGTGATCGTGGGCGGTTCTGCATCAATGCCCCTAATAGACTTCCACTTGACCAAGCTGTCGCGCTCGTTCCACCACAAGTAGAACATAGCCTGTTGCTGCAATTCCGAAATCAGCTTGGAAACTGCGGTTGGCTCGGTGATCAGCGCTGTTAGGGTATAAAATGACATATAGGTGTCAAACTCTGCCGCCCATCCAGCAGTGTCTAGCCAAGACGCATCGACGCCCGCATATGTGGTCATCAGGTCTTCGACGATATCATCAGCCCGTTGCACGGTATAGCGCAGGCACTCTTGCACCGCCGTATCTACCGAATGAGCGCTTGCCGTGCTGTTGTCTGTTCCGCGCGTCACGCCGGTAAAGGTGATGCCGTTGGTGCTGGTCGCGCGCCCGGTATAGGTCATGATTTCATCACCTACGCGCAACGTGCCTGCCGCCGAATAATCCGCTTCAACCGCGTTTGCGACTTCAAAGCTTGTGGCGCTGTCCGTGATCGCCGTGTAAAGCAGGCCCGGCGAGGCAAGCGGTGCCTGCGCCTTGCGTTCTTCAAGGCGGGCAAGCACGTCTTTAGCCTGGATCGTGACATTGCCGCCCGCGTCAGGCCATGTGATGCTGTCCAGAAAAAACGTTCGCACGTTCATTTCATCCAGCGCCTGACCCTCATATCCCTCATACACCTTGATCACGATATTGCGGCGGTACTTGTTCCGAATGAGCCACCGCGTCCAGAACGACCCGCGCGACTTGTCTAGCGGGTTCCATGACCGGTCATCTACATAAGGATCGACAACCCTGTCGGTGTGCGGGTGGTCCTTGATGACGATAGAGCAAAGCGCCCGGTTTCCTATGCCCTGCGCGTCAAGGTTCGCACCAGCCAGATTTACCTTTGTGGGGCTGGTCGAGACGCTGACAAGAGACGGAATGAGATAAACCGGCATAGTCGCGTCAACATCAGTCGTCGCATATGCGAAATCGCCGCCGCCAAGAAGTGCGCCGTCTTTGTGTTGCGCCTGCGACCTGTTGAGGGTCGGCAAAATGCCGTCCTTACCAAAATACAGGCTGAGATGGGTGCCAAGCGCAAAGTTCGCCGTGTCTTGGCAGGTGAAACGGGTGTTGTAGCAAGTCAAATCCCGGTTTTCATATGGGTTAGCTGTGCAAACTTGGATCGAGTAGATATCAACATCAAGGTCGCTGCCATCGGCAATATCAAAGCGCAGTGCGTCGATATCATTGCCCTGCCACATCGTCGCGTAGGTGCTACTATCCGACAAATCCCAAACGGCCATGAACTCGTCGCCAGACTGCAAACTGTCAAGCTGCACACCTCGCCAAACACTGGAAAGGTTCATTGCGGCGGCAGGCTGTGTGGTGCCTGGGTTTTGCCCTGCTGCGTTAGACCAATACAAAAGGAAAGCAATACTGGTCCCCGCGTTCCATTTCCCTCGCAAAACAACATACCGAAAATCATCGCCGGAAAATGTTGTAATGCCTGCACCGCCGTAACTGCTTTGCCTCAGTTGAGGATCAGGCGCGGTCGCAGCAAGGTTAACCCCTCCAGAAATAACCGTAAGATTTGCGTTTATGCCTGAATATGTCCCAACCCCAAGAGAGAAATCTTGTGCTAGGTTAGTGTTAGCAACCGTCCCCAGCCCCCCATTGCATGGGGTAGCGGCATACGTGTTTTCGCAAAACGGCTGCTGGATTTCGACGATCTGGATTGGTTCCCGGCCCGGTGTCGTTTCGTCAAACATCAGTCATAGCCCCTCGACCGGATTGACATGGACACGCTCATAAGATCGCGGATGCCCATATTCTGCGGGATCGGTGTTTCATCCAGCATGGCATAAGCAACGTCTCCGTTATCACCGGGACGCCACGCAATCCAAAATGGTTCGCGCTCAGACGCAAGTTGGAAATCACGCCAATTGTTGCGCACCCATGCCGTTGTCAGGTGCTGCCATGCGTAGTCAGTCGCGCCGTATGTGCGCTGGATGGACCGGCCCAGAAACTCGCCTGTCTCGCTGTAGTTGCTCCGCATGACGGTTTGCCGTGCCGTGTTGATTGGCGCGTGACCACCGAACAGCGGGCGCTGCATTTGCATCGACAGACCGAACTTGACAGCGCCGATTGTCGGGGCTGTTCCGCTGCTGACCTGAATGCGCCACCGCTGCCGCGTCTGTTGCCCGAAAATGCACATGATCGGCGCGTCGGACGTGATCGCAGTAGCCGGGATAAGGCCAGACCAGCTTGACCCGTTCCAATACTGCACTTGCAGCGTGTTGCCGTTGGTTCCCATTGTGTGCGCCGCGATGCAGCAATAATCGCAAGTTGCAGTCGAGCCGTGGTCATATTCCCACGTCGCGGAAAGGCTGGACGGCTTCCACTTCTCATAGGTCAGCGAGTTATCCGGCCCGTCCGCGAAATAGCCCGTTGCCGTGCTGGACGCCGTGACAGTGCCGCCGGTCAGCCAGTTCATGCTGTGGGCAATCCGCGCATGGGTTAGCGGCTCGTCAGAACCCGGCAGGCTATAGCTGGTTTGGAAAATGACCGTCATTAGACAACCCTCACGATGGCACCATCCTCTACAGATTCATTTATCGCGTTAATCAATTGCAATACCTGATCCCGTGAGAACATGTTTCCGCCGGTTAGCTGGATCGCCACATTGCGCGACACTTGCGGGCTTTGCGCCGCCCCGCCGCTTACAGCACCACCGCCAGCCGCGCCGCCACCACCGCCGCCTGCACCGATAGACTTGATGGAATTGGCAAAGCCGATGCCCGTAGCTAGTAAAGCCGCAGCTTTACTTGCCTTGGCGAACCATGGCAATGTCGGGTCCGCAAGGGCCTGAGACGCAGCCCGATACGCATTGACAAGGGCCTCTGCCGCGCCGAATGCCTGCGCTACCCGCATCGCCCGTTCATTGGTCTGCCCGATGGCCGCTGCAATCTTCTGACCAGACTGCAACACGCTTGTCAGGGCGTCGCCATGGCCCGCCCCACGAATGGCCGCTAGTCGCGATTGATATTCTTCCTCAAGGCGCAAGCGGGCTTCGTTGTGGCCGCCAATCGCCTCAAGTTCCGCTTCGTTCGCTTGACCAAGAAGCGCAAGGCTTTCCTCGTACCACACTTCAAGCGTTTCGCGCTCAGTTTGCAGGCTTTCGACAAGGGCGGCAATTCGACCACCAAAGGCAGAGCCACCTCCGCCGCCCCCACCGGCACCGGTCGGCGCAGCCGGGAACCCCATATCACTACCTGCGCCCGCAACTGGCCTTTCTGGCATTCCCAAAGACCCACGGCCCGCACCAGCGCCGGTCGCAAACACAGGGAAAATGGCGTTTGCCAGTCCCGCAGCTTCATCCCCGGCCCGCGAAAGCGCAACGCCAACGTTGATCGTCGCCGTTTCCAGCGCATTCATCTGCGCAAGGGCTTCCTGCAACGGCTCCGGTATCCGCCCAAGCTCGATATTGTTTGCAACAAGCAATTCGCGGATACGTGCAAGCGCACGGCGCTGCTCTGGTAGGGTATTCGCGCGGCCAAGCGACTGGAATGCACCGGCCATTTCAACGGCGGCATTGCCAGACAGCCCGAATTGTCGCGTGACTTCCCTTGCCGCCCGAGACATATCATACATCTCGTTTGTGCCGGTATCGCCCAACTCCTGCACAACCCGGATATTCCTTACAATCCGGTTCGTCAGCGTCTGCAAGGAACCTTCTGTAACCGATGCAGCGAAAAGCGTCTCAGCCCGCGCTTGGGCAAGCCTCAATTCCTCAAGGGCAAGTTCCCTGATCCGCTGCGAGAACCGGCCGTATTCCGCGCCAAGCTCAGACGTTGACATATGCAGAATGCGGGTTGCACGTTCGACACGGCCCTGCACCGCCTCCAAGGCCTCCAGCGCCTGTTGAAAGTCTTGCGTCCGTCGCGTCGTTTGCTGCATTGCAAAGGCAACGGCGGGGATGCCAACAGCGGCAAGCGTACCGATCACAGCACCAATGGCACCAAACGCGCCAGCCAATTGCGGCAACTGCTGCGCCATTACAGTGCTGGTTCGCGTTCCAGCCTGCATCTGCACCGCAATATCCTGCAACTGAAAGCTGACTTGCTGAATGCGCCCGCGCGTCTGGTTCGACACGTTGCCAAGATTGCGCAGCGACCCGCCAAAGCCGGTTGCAGCGCGTTGGGCAGTCGGGGCCGAACCCGCAACCTGCCCGAGCCGTTCATTGACGCGCCCTAGACCAGCCTCAGCCTGCCGGGTATCCGCGCTAACTCTAACCTCGATTTCAGGAAGTGCCATTAGCAAACCTCAGCAATTCGTCGGCCTCATCCTGCGTGAAATGGCCCTTCTTGCGGGGCATTGACGCCGCGCGATGGCCGATCTCCAACAAGACTTCACCCAAGGTCATTTCCCAGAACTCGGAAGGCTGTATTTCAAGAGCGCGGGCGGATAAATACAGGTTATCCCAGTTTATTCCGTCGCTGCTTTCTTCTCCTGCCCCGGCTTTTCCTCCGGGGCTGGCAGGTTTTTTAGCGCACTCGGCGGCACAATTGCATCACAAACTTGCCCCGCAATGGCAAAGTAGCCCTTGCCCTGATTTCCGTAGAAGTCAGCCATCAACTCGCTAAAAATCTCATCCTCGCTTGCCACCCCACCCGCAGACCGGATGAATTCGCAAAGGATAAACGCCGTTTCAGACGCAAGAACGTCCGTGCTTGCCCTGCCCAGATAGGACACAAGCGGAACCTCGCGTTCAATGCGGCGAAGCAATTTGTTGGACGGCGTGACATTGTATGCCTTGCCGCCCCATTTGATCTCGACTTCCCGAAAAACTGACATGGTGTTCCTTACGCTGTCGCGGTGAAGGTGATGGAACCGGCAGACATGATGTTGCAGGTGAAGGTTGTCGGGTTGCTTCCCTCTTCACCGGTCAACTCGAAATTGCCAAGGAACCATGATCCTGCCCAAGTGCCGATACCGGGCATGGCAATGTCGAACAGGTGCGCCGCTGTCGGGCTGTCATCTGCCGCAAGCGCGACAAGCGTTCCATTGGTCAAGACGCCCTCGACATTTGCATCCATCGACCACACGCCAATATCAGGCAGAAGGGTGCGAACGCCAGCATCGTCCTTGTCGGTAACGTCAATGGGTTCGCGGTTGATTGTCAGACTGTCAGTCCGAGCGCCAGCGATGGCCGTTGCGGTTCCGCTGGCGACCGTTTTGTATTTGATCCGCAGTTTGCGGCCTGCATATGCCATGGTTAGGCCTCCTGATAGATGATCCGAAAAGTGAGAATGTGCCGCCGGGTTTCGCCGTCAGCATCAAGGGCCGGATCGACGCCCTCGAATTGCGTAAGAACATGGGTCGCGCCCGCTATCGACAAATCCTGCCGGTGCAGAATAGCCGTGATGCGGTCAGAGATTTGCGCGCCTTCGTCGAAGTCACCAGCCCGCGACCAAACGTCGATCTGGTAAAGCTCATCACCGCCGATGATGCTTTTCGTATCCCATGGCGTAGCTGCCACCGGGAAGAACGTCACATAAGGGAAGAATGAATTATCGTCGGCATCTTCCTGCGGCACGTCTGGATAGATTGCGGGCGTGTCGGCCCATGCGGTCGATAGGTAGCCCGTCAAGGTCGCGTCACCGCTTAGAACGCTATAGAGCGCCGTTTGAACTGCGGTCTGCTTCATCGTGCGGCCCTTTTCAGGTTTTCAATGATGCGCTTGCGGAATTCCTTGGCTTCCTTTTCAGCAACCGGACGCCAAACCGGGCGCGCACCCATGCGGCGGGTGCCGTACTCAAGATACGCGGCATAGGCCAAGCGCGAACCCACAGTCGCTGAAAGCCGCCCAGGATCGACATAGACAGACGACACAAGCCGTCCCGTGTCCGTCATGGGCGCTTCACCCGGTGCGGATGCTTGGTGTGTGCGGCGCGGGTTGTATTTCTCATACACGCGACCCGTTGCAGGCCCGCGCGCAATCCGGCGCTTCACTTCCCCGTCAATTTCGTAAACGGTATCTTCCACCGCGTCGGCAACAGCGGCGTCAAACACTTCATCCAAGTTGCTAAACGCCCTGCGCAGTTCTTCCATCCCGGCAATCTCAATCCGAATGGTCATGTTGCCGCCCCGCCATCAAGGTCGATCACAAGCCACCGATCTGCGAATTCCGGGTTCTGGATGTACCGGATATTGTAGACACGGCTATTGAACGACACCCGGTCCTCTTCCGTCAGGCCCGAGAAATACCGCACCACAAGACGGTTTCGCGTTTTGGCTTCCACCCGGTCGGCCTGATATGCCTCAGACCCGCTCAGGGGCTTCATAAAGCCGCGTGTTGGCGCGCCAGACAGCGTGGACCAGCTTTCAGTAAACCCGCCGGTTGCCTTGCGCACTCGCGCCTTTCGCTGAAACGTTACGACATGCTTTAGAAGCCCGGAATGGTAATCGCAGCATTTCATATCGTTCGCCTCACCACGACAACGCTTGCCGTTCCGCTGTCAGCCCGTGCCCACACACGGGATTGCCCAGTTTGCTGCTGGCAGTCGAAATCCCACTTGGGCGGAAAGCTTTCGACAAGAATGGATGCAGCCGTTAGGGCCGGGGCGGTCGCGCTGGCATTGAAATGCAGTCTGACGTTTCTTGCCGTGCTAACCTGCAACGCCAACGCATTGTTGCCGCCAAGAATTTCCGTCCATGCGCCAGAAGACAGGGCAAAGGCCAGCGTCTGCATTAGACCCGCTTGATCTTGTATTGGCCCATGATTGAACCCGCCCCGCTATCGTGCATGGCGTCGCCCATGTCGCACATATCGCCGCGATGACTGTAGAGATAGGCCGCAAGCTGCTTCACGGCCCGCTTGAGCGGCGCAGGAACGCTTGACGCATCAGCACCATATCCCGCCGTATAAACAATCTCGATGGCATTGTTTGCCCGCAACGCGACCGGCCATGTTGCTCCGCGCTGCAACGTGATCCGCCCTGGCGTCTGATACGTATCAACATCAAACGTGCTGGCAATTGTGACAGCCGTGCTGGTCCCGTCCTCGTCGTATACGATCACGCTATCCACCGACGACAAAGGCCAGCGAGGCAAGCGCAAGTCGGTATAGGACGCGGGGCCATAGAGGTCAGCAATGGACCCGTCTCGGATGCCATCCCACCATTCCTCACGCCCGCTAGGCCAGCGATCAATTGCCATGCGCCAAGACTGGTCGATCATCGCAACGGCATAGGTGTTTTCAATGGCCTCGCGCGCCTCAGCCACAAGCTCGTTCGCATCAGCATCGGGCAGGCCAGTTGCATCCTCGCGCAAATAGTCGCGCAATTCAGCCGCCGTGACTGGTTCCGCAGCCGGGGCAGCGGTTTGCACATGCCCACGGTATTGATGCAGCATGATAGGCGCGGAAAGTGCCATTACTTAGCAACCTTCTTTGGGCGACCGCGCTTTTTCGGCGCAGCCTTGGTTTCAGTTGGGGTCACGATCTTCGTTTCCTCGCGGGGATCGAACATTGCCGACGCCGCGCGATCTGCAAGCGCCCACTCCGCAACCTGCCCCGTGACAATGGTGCCGAATGAAAAGGTCTCAACAATGGCACCTTTTGGCGCGCACTTGTAACCCTCTCGCTTTGTGATTTTGGCTCGTGTCATGCAATGCCCTCCATTACCCGCCGCAATTATAACCAAACCCGCGACGGGCTGGCAATCGTATCAGGATCAATCAGCGACACACCTTGCATGACCTTCCCGACTTCCGACGCATTGGTATCGGTGTCGTCAGCGCCGCCGAGGCTCCACGCCATTGCCCACTTTTCCCATTTGGTTACGCCGTATTCGTCCACACGGGACAAAGCCGGATCGGTCAGGCGGATATTGGCGTGGTGGCGCTGGTCGATCACGGGCGCGGTCAGTTCGGTTCCGTCTTCGTCGTAGGTGCCCGGAGTGATCACCGCAGACCCCAAGTGGTTAATGTGGACGCCATTAGCTGTTGCCCACTCACCTGTGCCTTGTTCTGTGGTTTCGCCTGTGTCCGGGTCTGTGACGGTCTCTGTGACTTCGTATTTGAGTTCTGCCCACCGTGCAGCAGCTTCAAACGTGGCTTCATCAGTGGCCCGGACAACTGCATCCAGCATTCCGCCGGAGTAGCGTACCAGAACAAGGATCGGGTTCTCTTCGGTTCCGAGGTTGTGGCTCATGAGGTTGATTGCTCCAGTCCAGTGTCCCCAATGTCATCAGACCAGATACGCAGGGTCTTGATTGTCCCCATGAAGTCAAAGCCGATTTGCAGATCGGTAGAGGACAGATCAGGCAGAGCAACCGGGGTTGTGTCTTCGGTTAGTGCCGTTCCATCCACTGCGCCGTTGATGAAGGTGCTACCGTGACGTGAGGCGATGTTGAATGGGACGTTGATGCCGGGGGAGTAGGCTGTGTCTCCTGTCTGCACATTATCTGCAACACCTCCAACAATTTGGTCAAATAGGATCAGCCCAGTTCGCGCGCCGTCAGTAAAGGTGCTCCAACGGATTAAGTTGCTAGAGTCATCTTCCCAATTAATAGGTTTGTGCTGATAAGAAACCCCCTCATCAGCATAGGTCATCGTGCCTTCCATCTGGATGGACACGGCGCTGCCCCAAGGCAAGTTAGCACTCGGAGCGGTCAGCGTTTCGGCTGCACGGGTGGCTGCTGCGCCGTTGGTGGGGATGTAGCTGCTCATTGTGCTTGCCATTAGACTGCACCCCCACTATATATGTCAGGTATCATTCTGGAGCGAGACATATGAAAACCTATGGCGTTATTGACTGTCCGGACTGCGGCTCGAAGATAGCACGGACAAGCCCGAACACAAAGAGATGTAATCCCTGCGCCCTTGCTGCACACGGTGAGACCAAAATCGGATTTGCTGATCGCCGGTGCGTAGTTTGCGAGGAGAACTACAAGCCGACAGGCTCGACGCAGAAAGCGTGTAACGG